CTGGGAGAAGAAAGCCGCAAGCTCCTCATTTTCACCAGCGAGTAGGTGGCTGGCCAGACCATATGGGAGGACTCCCATGGCGAGACCATCATCCAACGGCACGGCCTGAGCAAAGTCTGGCTCTCGGTAGTTTGCTACCTGGAGCTTCGGCGGGATTGGACGTTTCCCTGGCCCCACGCTTTCTGCCTCATATGTATCGGAGTATGGATAGAGTGACGGGATAATCACATTCAGGATGTTGATTGTCCTGACCTTGTAAGGAGTTGTATCCTGCGTTTCGGTGGCGCCGCTGGACTCGTTCTGCTCGTCCATCAAATGGATTGCTGCGTCAAATACCTCTTGCACCGTTGTCACGTTTCTCCCTCCTTTCCAGAACGCACTCCGCGCCGTATCGCCGATTCCCGCAGTGCGCACACGTAACTTTTTTTCTTCCTGTCACTTCTGTCAATCTGTAGGCATCGGATGCATAGATAATGCATCTGCTACAGAGCATTTTTCTGATTTTCATATATCACTCCTCCATTATCTCAAACTCTCCGTCACGTAAGATTAGGCCGAAACGGCCAATTGCCGGGAGCACAACAAATCTGGTGCTCTGCCGGATCCGCTTCTCCCAGAAGAAGTCTTTGCATGGAATTGCGTCATAGACCACTCCAATGACGGGTTGTAACTCTGGACATACATTCGGAACCGGCCTTGCAATCTTCACCCGCACAATTTTGCCTCCTTTCATTCTGCATACATAAATATTTTAATATCTTACCATAGATTTGTCAATGCATACCTAGGTCGGCCCCTGTCTGCGTGCAGCTCTTCGCACTCGCCGTAATAGAAGCGCCGCAGTTCGTAACACGGGCCATGGTTACTAACCATCCAGAAGCATGCCGATAATGAGAACTACAATGAGCAGCAGTATGCTAATCCACATAGGCGACAGCACCCACCACCAAGACCACGTAATCACACGGGTCAGTTTCAGAACGGTAAATACGATGGTAAGCAGGCCCACTAAGCCGATTCCACCATTAGAGTTTTTATTATTCATGGACGCGTCTCCCTTCTAGCTGATCCACTATGTTGATCATGTCTCATCATCGCGATTTAACCCCACGGTAATTCACGGAGCATGTTCTCTTCTCCGACGATGGGGCCAAGGCTATCCTTCATAAAGACCGGTACCGCCGTATCCGCCGCGTCCCTTGCAAGAGCTTCCACCCACTCCTGTTTTGGCTGGTGTCTGTTACTCCCCGGCCCGGTCATGGCCCCGAGAACAATCCAGCTTGGGACTTGCTCTGCTTCGAATAGCTTGATGTTTCCCAGCATTGGCTCAATCGAAATAAATATGTTGTACTTCCATGCTGGCAAACATCGCATAGCGTACATCATTGTTTGGTGGTCTGTCGCCGTTACACCAAACCAAAAGTTTTCTTCACGCGGTAGCAGGGCGAGTCTATCCAGCTCCTCGTATCTGGCCGGGTTTTTTGTGAGGAACAGATAGCGGTGCTGCGGGGCCGCCCAACAAGCGTCCAACACTTCCACAATCCAGCGTGTCGGCACCCATGGGCCAAACAGATCAGCCATGCTGCATACGAAGATGGTCTGCGGCTTCTTGATGTGCTCCGGCTCCTCAAGCCGGTAGCGGTGGAACGTAGGCTCGAAGCCAAAGGGATAGGGGGAATTGATCGTCTTGCCGTTGGCCCTAGTGACAGTGAGTGGTTCAGAAAGTTCCGCCCTCGGCAATGGATTGTGCGTCGTAATACGGCCATTGAGGTCGTAACCGCCAAACCTTTTCGCGATCCTCCGGGCATAGCAATATTCGCATCCGTGTCGGCACCCCGTTACCGGGTTCCACGTGCTATCGCACCACTCAATGTTTGTTTTGTTCATGTTTCGTCTCCTTCCCCTCCGCTTATTTTCTCAATTGCTCCACACAGCAAATTGATAATGTCAGCGGCCTGGTGATACCCATCAGTGTTGGCCCACGCGGTTGCTGCTTTTTTGCCTATCTTAACCAGGCCCATAGCATCACGAGCGGCCTCTTTGATTTTGCGCATCTCATCATCTAGGCGTTCTATCGTGGTCGCTTGCTCGATCGCGCAGACCCGCAGACGCTCTAGCTCTTCACGTTGGTAACTCATTAACATTTTCATTCGCAATCCTCCCGAAGTTTAAGCATTTTCATGATGCCTTCCCGAATTTTTCTTCTCAGTAGCTTGATTATAGACGGGTCGTAGCCATCGCCGCCGCAGTAGCAATCACACAGCCAGATCCCGTGGCGGCAGGTGTCGCATTTAAGCTTTCTCATCCTTCTATCACCCTCTCTTCTATTGGCTTCATAAAGCAAATCCAATGTGTATTCATATTTTTACCGCTCCTATGCCCAACTGGCACAGAAGAGATAAAATCTCCTTGGCGATGGTATTCTCGCTGCCATTTACTCCGGAAACCTCCACGCAGGTAGATTCCGTTTTGTATTGTCCGTTTTCTTTCCTGACGTTTATTTTTATGTTTGACATGTTTATACCTCCATCTGATTCTCACACCGTTAATCATGCGGGTTGATGTAAACGATGATTGCCTTTGTCCACGGGAGCGCATCATAGAACGGTCTGCACTCCTCCTCTGTTTCCGGGAGCTTTTCAAACTCCTCGTCGGAAAGGTACCGTTCCAGAACGTCTAATACATCATCGTCGTTCTTGAACACAACCTCCTCGCGGTTGCTTATGAGTAGGTATTCGTCGATACGTGCGCTTCCCCACGCTCCGAGCCAATACCCGTTGTCGTCTCCGGTGATTTCCCAGTCCACCATCGGGACGACGGGCAGCTCCGGGTTCTCCCTCATGAGCCTGAAAAGCTCCCGCCTTCGATATGCTGCAAGCTCCTCGCGGTTCTTTCGCTCTTTGTCTGTAATCACGGCTGTGTCTCCTTTCCGCTTCTGGCTCATTTGCTCGTCTCACACCGTTCAAACTCAATTACCCACACCCACGGATTTGCGCGCCAGCCGTAGAGCGGGCGGTCGGCGGGCTTGATGGTGCTATCCCAAATTCGGATAAAATCTGGACGCGCAGGGACAACCTCATGCCATGTCCGATCACTGTACGGTGTGTCCTCACTGTCAACAGATAAGTAAACCGGCAGAGCGCCCTCAGCTACTGCCTGTTCCTCGGTGATGTCCTGTAAATGCTCCACCCGCACATTCGTCACCCGCAGAAAGATACGTGCCGCCTCCTTGGGCATGTGAATAGAGGGGCGCCATTTTATGCCGTCAGGAGCATTGCCATCGGCCTTGTAGTACAGCACGGGCGGCGTTCCCATCGTCCGGGACCATGCTGTCCATGTCTCCCGCACATACAGGAAATCGCCGGGCCAATACGGAGCTTTTACGGTTTCCGCCCAATCAGCAAGTAGGCCGCCGGCGACACGATTTCCGCACAAGAGGTCGAAAGTGTGTGTCTCATCATCGCTGTCGATGATGGCATATGCGTCCTTTGGTTGCGGCTTCACTACTCGCCTGGTGCAGGTCTTTCGTTCATCCAGGATTGCACGAACCATATCGGAGTTAAATAATATTGGCTTCACTTCGCTCCTCCTTTACAGCTCTACAGCCTTTTTGAGCCGGTAGTTTTTTCCCTTATCTGGCCGTACGGCCAGCACCATCGGGCTTGCACATTCCACGATGCGCCCGGCAATTGCCTCGTCAATCTTCAGCAGCTCCGACATAGTGCACTCGCTGGAGATGATTGTGGGCAGCTTGTTGTTGTACCGGTAGTTCAGGATTTCGAAGGCCACGTTAATATCTGCCGCCGTCGGCTTTTGCATGCCGCTATCGTCTTGCCCTCTCCCGGTCTTGAAGAGATCGTCTATGTACAGGGTCTCTGCCTGCTTATAGCGCTGGATCTCTCCGCTGTACTCCTCGGAATCCGTAATCGCTGCCTTGATTCGTACAATATCATCCCGCCAGAGCATGTAGACAACCTCGCTCTCGTGCAGCAGGAATTCTCGGCAAATTGCTGTGCAGATGTGTGTCTTTCCGCAGCCACTTTGGCCACCGATGAAGAACCATCCTTCGCGTGATTGCGCGTAGGTAGCAGCAGCATCCTTGACCGTTTTTTGCCAATCGTCCTGGGCGTCGAACTTGTCGAACGTATAGTCCCGGATGATATTTTTCAGCCCGGACCGCTCCAACCGGCGAATGGTCCGGCGCATCTTCCGGCACTTGCAGCCAGATGACACAACGTGCCAACTCCCGTTCACCTCCACTGCCTGCATGATATAGCCTTTATTCCGGCATATAGGGCAGTGATAGCCGTCCTTCTGGTTCAAGTCGCCCTCTCTGGCGTTCTCAGTGTCAGCCTTCATTCGCTCCAGTATGCCAGGCGCGTAGGAGCTACAGGCAGATCCCGTACTCAGCGGCAGCCTTTTCATCACGTCCTGCATCGCTTCCATTTGCCACCTCCTTTGGGTGATGTCCATCCTGGACTTTGGCAAGCCAGGCATTGGCAAATCGCATAATCCCGCCCTTGGTTTTGCGCTTTTTGGGGTTGGCAAGGCTCCAACCCCGCATTTTTCGCAGTTCCCCCATGATATCAACCGCAGGGTACAGGGATTCCCATTCTGCCACATTCTGCGGGGAGATGGGGTATTCCGTCCCGTCGTTCAGGGGGATGGTAATCACTGCAGGGGGCAAATCGTCCGCCTGGCTCCGGCCTGGAGCTGCCTCAGCTCCGGGCAAGATATTACTTTCTACAGTGTCTCCGTTAGGAGATACTGTAGAAAGTATGTTACTGTTACTGTTACTGTTACTGTAGCAGCGGATTTTCTCCGGACCGGTCGCGGATGTCTGTTGGATGTCCGGCGGACGTCCGCCGGACGTCTTAGGATGTTCCGCGTCATGTCCGCTTCCTTTCTGCTTCTTTTCCTCGCGCTTTTTGCGCTTACGTTCAGCGTCTTTTTTCCGGCCGTCCATGAGACGTCCGGTATATTCTGCCCAGTCGTGGATTGATAATGATTCTCCGTCTTGATCAATCCATCTGTTATCTATTAGGGCTGCCATAAGCTTGTCCGCCTTTTTTTCAGGCCACCTTGCGGCCCTGGCAACGCTGCGGCTTGATATGCCGGACAGGTTTCCATCCTGCACATTATCCAATGCCCAGAGCCACAGGGATATCAGCATGCCCAACATTGTGACCGGCTCGACGCCAAGAGCATCCGCACATGCATACAGCTTCCGGTGCTCCCGGAGTTCTTGGTGCACCTCAAGCCATGCCATACCCTCACCCCCTTCATGAGGAGACGGGCATAGGCCCGCCTCCTGCCGTACAATCAATCCTCGGTATCATCATTGCCTCCCGCAGGAAACTCGCCGGGGTCCGCCTCTCGTGCGGCCCCGGAGGCCGTCCGATTTGAGCCTGCAACGGCGGACGGCTGCAGGCCGCGTTCCATCGCATCCCGGAAGAAATACTGCGTATATGCGCGGTAAAGGTTCGTGAATAGCTTTTTGATTTTATCTTGCAGCGCGCCTGTAATTTCGAGGTATCCGGACTGGGAGATGACGAGTTCACCATCAATGTATTTCATGGAAATGGTTCCACCTTGAATAACGCGGTCCTCGGTCTCAGGAATGGCGACTTGTTCATACATTGGCCTATAACTGCGTACGATAATGGTGAATGGATAGCTGGTGGAGGTCAAGTCTACAGTCAGATCATTTTCTCTGCACAGGGTTTCAATTTTATCCAGGCATCCGTAAAAAATGTTGTATTCTTCCATCTATGTGCTCCTTTCCTGCTTGCCCTAAAATGGGAGCTGGACATCGTCATCAAACTCTGGGAACGGCACGTACTCTACCTTGGGCGGATCTTGGCGGGCGTATGCGTCCTGCGGCCCGTTGTCCTTTTTGCTCCCACCAAAATAGACGGACTCCGCGACGATTTCTACCATAGTCCGAGGCTCCCCATTGGAGGTCTCCCAGGTGCTGGTTTGCAGCCGCCCAGCGACCGCGACAAGTTGTCCCTTTGAAAAATACTTCTCGACAAACTCTGCCGTTTTACGCCAGGCGGAAACGTGAAAGAAGTCGGCTTTCCGGTCTCCCCCGTCCTTGGGGGTATAGTCGCGGTCAACAGCCAGGTTAAATGTGGCAACGGGGACACCGTTCGGTGTCGTTTTTACGGTGGGGTCGCTTGTTAGCCGCCCCATCATGATGACTTTGTTAAGCATACTCCTACTCCTTTGCTTTCCACTTCTCCCGGTATGTCTCTATCAGCCCAATTCGCTGAATGGACTGGAGGAATCTCAGTATGATGTCTTCCAGTGGTTCGCAATCGTCCCGCGGGTATGACTCCACGTACAAATCGGACCCATCGCTGACCAAGTATTTAAACTCCGTCGCCTCCGGAACTACGAAGAAATATGTTGGATGCTGCACGCTGCACAGGTACTTCCCAGCCACGCTTCGACTGGCCAGGGAAGATGACGTAAATTTGACGTCATAAATTGTCCCGGCCTTCAGTGCGTCCAGGCTCCCATATACCAGGAAGGTGGCCCCGGGCAAATGGAGCTCGCGGGATGCCTTGACTTGCACTGGGGCTCCTTGGATTACTTTGGCGACGGCCCGAATCCCGGGCTCCCATCTCGGGTGCGGGAGGCGCGGGACCCCTGCGGCCTCCGCGTAGACCTCCGTCTCGAACGCTATGCCGTCCTCCATCTGCCTTGTTTTTTCCCTGGGCTCCCGCTGCAGGACGGCGCTAAAGTCGGCGAGAGCGTCCTCGTACGAGCTGTCAGTGGCATCGAAGACGCGCGACCACGAGGACAGCAGGGATTGTGTAATCAGATATCTCACGTTGCCTCCTTGGGGACAAACCCTTCTTTAGTCCACTTTAGACCAAGTTCCCCCGCCTTGCTCATGAGCAGAGAGGATGACTCCTTCTTAGACGTCAGGACGTGGGCTAAATGCTTGATCGTGTCGCACGCCGCGTTTGCGCTGGCGGCGTCAACGACCTTGTCCAAAATTTCACGTACCGCAGACATGACTGCATTATATTCCTCACGTCTGGCCTCAAACATCTGGGCGTCCCGTTGTATTTCTTCGCGGGACGCTGCGAATAAGTTTGCGAGGAAATCGTTTTTCGTATTTTCACCCAGGACTGGGACTACATACTGGCCCTTAATGCCCTGCGTCCCCTTTGCAAAATATTCCTGGGTCGGGGTAAACGAGATGACTCGCTCGCCCCCGATCACTTGGCAGTATCCGCCAAAATCGCATGGAGTCCATACGGTGTTGCGGAAGCTTCCCTCACAGGTTATCCGTTGGGTAATTGACCCATCCTTGTCTTTCTCTTCCTGTGAATGGAAGACAATGACGAGGTTCTTCTGCAGTACCTTCGTAATATATTCCAAGAACGAAGACACTTCCTGCTTAACAAGACCGAACCCTTTAAGTGAGTTAAATTCACCTCTCTTGTCCACGGCTCCTTTGACACGCATCGCCCAGTCCTTGAGGTATGTGACCAGGTTTCCACCAGTGTCAATTACGACTGTCTCAAACCCTGCGAGATTGCCGGGGGTAATGTCCCTCCTCATCTCCTCGTAGGTTTGGCAGACAACCGTGGGCGTCCGGTGTTGAGGGGCCACCCTGGATATTCCGTTGTCCAGGTCAACCAGCAGGGGTTTTGGCGCGGACAGCGCAAGCGTGGTCTTACCGATTCCCGGAGGCCCCATCAGGAGAATTGGTCTTTGTCTTATTGATGGGATCATATAATCTCCATATTCATCTTTGGCAAGATATGCCTCTATCGAATCTTTGATTTCTTTTTTGGCTCTTTTTATATCCATTGTATTCCCTTCTTTTGCTGTTATTTATTTCATCTGATCAGAAATCCAGATCTTCTTCCAGGATGATCTTTATTGCCCAGGGCGGAACATCTACATCTTCATAGTCTTCCTCCATGAACACAAATGCCGTCTCATATACAGGCCTTTTCGCCGGATAGATTCCCCGGCCATCCGTAAAATAGATCATTCCCCGTAAATGTTCAAATGTATGCTGGCGGACCAGTTCATCCACATACGAGAATGCCGGCCTGAAATCCGTTCCGCCTTCGCCTTTTAATTCCAGTTTGTCCATGTATTCTTTCAGCTCTTCTTCGCACGTGATCTTCTGATCCGTCTGAACCTGATCATCACATTGAATGATATGAATGTTCACTTTTCGGAAAAAGCTGTCGTTTTCACTTAATACGCCGTAAGTCTCCTCCAGAAATTTTTTCACCAATTCTCCCGAACAGGACATCGATGTATCGATCACAATAACAAATTCTTCTACCTTCTGAACTTCTTTCCATTCCTGTGGCTCGATCAACGGCATATTCCCATACATAGTTAATCCATAACTGTAGAAAGTATAATCAAAAGAATCCGGATCCACCGTCATCTCTTCTTTTAACACCGAAAATTTTCTTAAAAATTCCCGGTAATCCATTCGCTCCCGATTTTCTACTTTCACCTGATCGATCAGATTTCCGGATGTCTGTGATGCTTCTTTGGAAAATGTCTCCATCTCTGTCTCCATACGCTCACTGATATCCTGCCAGCGGTTTTCAATCTGATTCTGTCTTTTTTTCTCCTCAGCTTTTGGCCAGTAACTGTGATCGTCTACCCGGAAATCCACCTCCAGTTGTTCAAGCTGCTTTTGTGTCAGCGCTTTTTTCCTCAGCACTTCATATATTCGTTCTGCCGTAAGCGTTTTCATTTCTTTTTTCAGTTCACGGTACATTTCTCTTCTTGGGAACGACCTGGCCTTCATAACACACCGATACTGTAATTCATCGATGATCGATTCCACAGCAATATCACATGACAGATGATAAAGCCGTTCCTCTCTTCCTTTTCTGCGGATCATATGGCGAAAAATCCCATGCAGCACCAGATGCAGGTAGATCCTGTTCACCATCACTCGGTCTTCCCTGAACAATCCCCCGAGATATTGTGGATCATAATACAGATACAGTCCGTCTGTTCCCATACCTTCCGCCCCCGTATCAAGTACAAACGGAAGACTGGATAATGCTACATCCAGGAACCGCATCTTCATATACAGTTCATTCCTTGCCATAACAAGAATCTTACGGCTTATATTTTCCAGGCGGTCCTTTTCTATGGTTTCTCTGTTATTTTCTATCTTTTCTCTGTCCATTGCTTTTCTTCTCTACTTGTTTTATAAATACTCTATAGCTCAAATGTCTTTTTCTTCTTTGGAAACTGATCCTTTCTGATATC